AATGCTCTTGATGCAGAGAAAAAAAAGGTTGTCGATATGCAGAAGCAGATAGATGACTATAAAACCTCTCTCGCAGAAAAGGAGAAGGCTATTACTGATCTTAAAGCAGCACCAGGTACAGAGCCTGATAATAAAGTTGTTCCAGAGGTCAACAATACAAGTTGCCGTGAATTGTATAACGCATTAAATGATATTATCTAATGGCAGATGAATTAGCAGGAAAATCTATTAAGATTCAAACCGAATCTCTCTCTAAGAGTTTCGCAAAATATCGTTCAGACCTTATACAGATACCATCTTACAGTATCGATAAGGCAGCTCAATACATGAGCAGACGAAATGGTGTAAGAGGTAAAGAAACTGTAGGAGAACTAAGCGGTGACATGCAGATTGGTCCTTACCATACTACACGCATGGATGAAAATGGGGTAGCTATAACAGGTCGTACTTTGGAAACATTCCTAGGTTCAGCTGTTAAAGCCTTTGAACCTAATGCTGTTCGCGAAAGTATCTATGGTTCTAATCAGTTTCAAGGTGATGCTCTGAAAAATCAGCCAATTACAAAATTGGTAGGAGTGTACCTTATGGGGAAATGTGGTGAAGCTTTTTACCGCACACTTTTTACTGCTAAGCGCAATGAAGCTGGCTCACAGACTGTTGACCTGTATGATGGTTTTAAAACCATTGCTGACGCAGAAATAGAAGCTGGTTCAATCTCTGCAGCTAAAGGTAATTTCTTTCAGACCGAAAAAATTACAGATGTGAATGCAGTAGAACAGTTTGAAGCATTTTATGATGCTGCAGATGAAAAATTACAGGATGAAAATACAGTTTTGTTCTGTAATACCTCGGAAAAACGCGCGTATGAGAAAGATTACCGAGCAACATTTGGTCATTTGAATTACAATAAAGAATTCAATAAATTGTATCTTGACGGCGAAGATAAATGCCAAATCGTAGGTCTATCATGTGTTCCTAGAGGTTTCAAACTTATTACTCCGCAAAGCAATATGTTGCTTGGATTCGCGACTGATGGTGATAAGTGTAGCTTCGATGTCGCTGAGAACAAAGTGTCTCACTTCCTTATTGACTTTGTCGCAACAATGTATTTTGGCGCACAATATGAGTCAATTTCAAAGGAGCGTATGCTTGTAGGCGAAGATAAAGTTGTTGCTGGTTAAATGTGTAACTTTTAAATATTAAAAAAATGACAAAAGCATGTACTGATCAAGTTGACTTATACGAAGATGTTAGATATTGCCGTGGTAAAAAGGCTACACCAGGTGTACGTCCTTACTTTTTCCAAATTCCACGTCGTGATGTAATTAGCATTCCTGCTCCTGCAGGTAATGCTGCTACAACATTAGCGGAAAGTATTACAATAATAGAGAACTTCGTTCTGGTCGCTGATAAAAAATGGCATAGAATAGATCTTGTTCCTGACAAGGGTAAATTCACCCCTGAAAGTCAAGGCGAGACATATTCAAAAACTTCGAAGAACTCTGCTAGCCTTCCATTGCCAGGTACAGAAGAGGAAGCATCTGCTCTCGCATCTCAATTGATGAATGACGATAGCTTGTTCCTTATTCCTCAGAGAAATGGTAAGTTCAGATTATTTGGCGATGACGAATTCACGGTAGACGTAGCATATAGTCAGGATTCAGGTGATGCCGTAACAGGCACAAACACGACAACTCTTAATATAAGTGTACCGTGTGAGACTGCACCACCTTTCTATGCAGGTGAAATTGTAGCTACTGATGGTACATTCAGTGGAGCAACAGGCAAATTAATTACAACTCCTGTAACCCCGTAACCCCAACAACTGGTGGTACAACCGGTGGCACTACAGGTGCTTAGGTAATTTTTATTCCGATTTATAACTCACGAGGGCGGACGGGCAATAGCTTGCCGTCCTCGTTTTAATTATTAACAAAATATGGAAATACTAGATAATTCATTCACAGAAAAAATACAAAAATGGTTCGACTCAGAACACACTGAAGATAATATCAGGGAGGGTGCGCTGTTGTTATTGCAAATCGACCGCAATCGCAATCTGTACCAGAATGTTATTCGTAAACCTCAGATGTTTCTTTCGAAGTTGGAGCATGAACTTCGAAAGCATCTAACTTATCGCTTGGACAAAAAAACTAGGTCTGAAGTTCGAAAAATGGATGCCGAGATAACTCCAATTATAGATGCTTCTATCGTTGCCGTTGCTGATACTGATAAAATCCCTGCACTTATTGATGATGCTGTAGAGTTAAAACCGACAGCTATTATTGCCAAGGGTATGCGTGAGGATCATGCAGAACTGAGCCCCGAAATACAAAAAATATGGACGGAAAACGCTGCAAGATGGAAAAAAATAAAATCTCTATATGAGACTTGTAAGTCATTGACCCAGTCTTGCGACAAATATGAGTCTCTAAAGAGTATCGGCGAGGAATTCCCAGCTATGATTAATGACTTAAAAGATAATTACTATCTATACAAAAAGGAAATGCAGAAGTATGATGATGCACCGAAGGTTTCTGAGACCCCAGTTGTTGAACCTGAAACTGCAGCTGTTGCACTAGCAAAGAGCATAGGTAATGCTCGTAGCTATATATCAAAAGCTATTCCTCAGGTTAAGTATCTCACTGAACTTGCAGATGAAAAATCATTAGCTAGTGCTGAAGCTTTGAAGTCGAAAATTGCCGAGAGAGCTAAACTTCTTGCAGATAATCAATCTATGACTGATGATATGTTAGCATCTCTCGCTGAATTAAATGTCAAACTAGATGAGCAAGGGACAGAAGATTAGTGATATTCTTAAACCTCTTGCATCATGTAGCGAACAATGCTATGTTGGTGTAGGACTTCACACACTCGGTTTGCTCGGTTGGATTCTTGAGCAGACTGGGCGTGCTGATGTATTTGTCAGCACATTCTCAACGTCTGAACCGTTTTTAAATGGTATTATCAATCTTCGCAAAAAAAAATTAATAGATCATGCAGCTCTTGTTGTTGATGTCAAGGCGAGCAGAAAAACCACACATCTTTATAAACTGATGAATTCAGCATTTGAGATTGTGCGATTGACTCTCAATCACTCTAAAATTATCCTTGTATATACACCTTCAGTAAAAGTTACAGTTGTTACATCGCAGAATCAAACATACGGAGATAGAGCTGAATGCACACTGATTAGCACTTCTAATGAACTATATTTAGAAGTTTTAAAAGGATACCACAAACTAATAGATAAAGACAAATCTATTTTACTTAATATACATAAACAATATGAACAAGGAACTGGAGGTGACGTCGGATTTGGAAAAAACAATAGAGCAGATGGGCAAGAATCTAACCCCGATATCGGAGATTGGCAGCCTATTGGGATATGATTTCGATATGTCTGAACAACTGAAATGGAAATTATCTGTGCAGCCATCACCTTTAAGAACTAAATATTTGCACGGAATCGCAGTTACCGCTAATGAATTGCGTTGCAATACACTCGCATTAGCACAAGCAGGTTCTCCTGCAGCCTATCAGACTGCTATGTCTGAGATTTCAGGACGATTAAATGAATTAGAATTATGAGTAGACCAGTTGATATCGATTCTTACATGTCACTTATGCCTCTTGATGAAGATGAACTCAATGAGCAGCATATACCTGTAGCTACCTTAGAGAGGGTAAAAAGGCTAAGGGGTATGTATGCTTTTTGGCTTCAATATCCTCGTCAGAGCATCACAGAATTAGTACATAGAGATGTAGCAATGTTTAAAGTTAAGGAGTCGCAGGCTTATGATGATATACATCTTGTTCAGGTTATGCTTGGCAATTTGCAGAATGCAACGAAAGATTTCTGGCGCTGGAAAGTTAATCAGGAAATTGACGAAGATAGATTAGCTGCTAAGCGAGCAAGTGATTTTCGTGCTTTAGCATCAATGCAGAAAAATCGAATTAAGAATAATCGTACAGATACACCTGATGAACCAGAACTGTCTTTCGATAAAATTGTACCGTCGGAATTCAGAATGAGCAATGATCCAACTATCATAGGACTTAAAGATACTCCGAAATTGAAGGAGTTGATAGCCAAGATGGAGAAACAATACGGAGCGGATGAAGTTACATATACAGATTTTGAAGAATTAGACAATAAAGAAAAAGATGATGGATAAACAATATTTTAATTACATACAGTCTTATGTTCTTGCCATGATGCCTAAGGACTTCATCGGTGAGATGGGGCGTGGTACAGGAAAAGGAGCGATAGAGGCTGGTCGTATGAAATATTGTATGCAGCATATGCCAGGTTCATCACTTGCCATGGTTGCGCCTTCAGTTAAAAGATGTCTTACTAACATATTGCCTTCAGCTCTTATTCATTTTGAAAATTGGGGGTATAAGCGTGACATACATTATACTGTCGGTAAAAAGCCTTGGAAGGGCTTGCACTGGAAAACACCTCGCTTTACTCCTGATTCATGGGATAATACTGTTGCTTTCTACAATGGTACGGTTCTTAATATTATATCTCAAGATCGCCCTGGTACATCAAACTCTATGTCTTTAGATCATATTTTCGTTGACGAAGCTAAATTCGTAGATTGGGAACAACTTAATAATGAAACTTTCCCAGCCAATCGTGGTAACAACTCCGTGTTCGGTGATTGTCCACTCCATCATGGCCTTACCATAACTTCAGATACTCCAACTACGAAAAAAGGTTCTTGGTTTTTATCTTATGCCGACAAACAAGATCCTGAATTAATACGTGCGCTCGAAGCTATCCTCGCACGGATTTATAAAATAGAAGAAAAATTAACTAAGCATCCTGAACGATACGAATATTATCAGAGCCGATTGACATATTATAATAATCTGCTAAATAAATTTAGAAGTGACTGTGTCCTATATAAGCGGTGTAGCAGCATACAGAATATTGCAGTGCTTGGTATGGAATATATTAAGAAAATGAAACGAGACTTACCTCCACTGACATTTGATACTGCTATAATGTGTAAGCATATCAACATAAGCCAAGATGGATTTTATAGTGGCTTGGTCGAGAGTGTGAATTTCTACACATCTCCTAATATTGCATATCTTGATGGCTTAAATTTCAAACTTGGCGATAAGCAAGATTGCCGAATGGATGCTGACGTTGTGTCAGATAAACCCCTTATAATCGCATTCGATGCTAATGCTAATATCAACTGTCTTACCGTCGGTCAGGTTGGTGATGATAATAAATTGCGTGCAGTACGTTCTATGTATGTTAAGTACGAACGTAAATTGCTTGAGTTGTGCGATGACTTCAATGCTTACTTTAAATACCAGCGCAATAAAAATATTGTATTTTATTTCGACGCAACCTTTGTTGGAAATAATTATGGTATCAATAGTTTTGACTTTCACTGGCAAATAAAAAATCATCTTATTGGCCTGGGCTGGTTTGTTGATGATGTTTATATCGGAGCACCAAAGTCGCATCTTGAGAAACAAGAACTTATTAATCGCATGTTCCGTGGCCGTGCAAAACATCAAGTGCTGATAAATAAAGATAACTGTGAGGACCTTATAATTTCACTTGAAAATGCTGGTGTTTATAACAATGGCAAGGATAAGCGAGGAGAAAAACTGGTAGAAACAGATGAAGATAGATTAGAATCTAGAACAGACTTTTCAGACAGTTTTGATACAATGTGTATTGGTGTTGAGAA